TGTAATGCTAGATTATCAAATTCAAATCTACCTTTACACTTTGCTTTACCATCTTCATTTACTGCAATATAATTGTTTACATCACCCAACACTAACTTAGTATACTTATCATGTTCTAACTGTAGATTTGTTATTTGTTCCCAACGTGCACATATTTCCATGTACTTATCTTCATACTGTCTAGGAATCATTGTCTCTAGACCATCTGTATTCTGCATAAGTGGAACTGCATTTGGAATTTCTTCACAAATCATCTCATACAACATAGTTAGACTAAGCTGACCATTGATAGTAATTCTCATAGTAAACTCCGGGTCATACAAGAAACTGTTCTCATCATTAGATAAACCATAGGTTGAATTTAGGATAATCTTGTACACATAATTCTTCGGATCTTTCTTAGGAATCTTTTTCCTTTCCTCAAAGAACCATTCATACAACTTACAAAATTCTTCTTCTGGTAAATGTGCAGGAGCCCATTTGTTTCTAATAGCCAAATTAGGATAGAAACTAGTAACGTCAGACGTCATTATTATCATATCCTCATTGGCATTATAAACCCTACTTTCTTTTGCACCATGGACACCACCAAGACCAAAGTCAGTCTTTACTCCTCTGTAGTTAACAGAGTACTTAAAACCTCCTTTAGTTTCTCCCGGATATATCACTGCCTCTTTAAATTTATCTAACAACTTTTGAAATGGTGCTGTCTTAAATTCTATATAAGGTAGTATAATATCACGGACTGTGATCTTTAATCTTCTTGTTCTCATCTGTCTGAGTTCAAACTTCTTTATACCAGTTATCTGGCTTAAAAAGAATAAGAATAATTCTTTAGATATCCTTGGTTCAGATGCTGAATATAAATCTATGTTATATTCATTTGATAAATCCCTTCTCAAATCAATTTGACTCTTACTGAGCTTCATGATTTGTTTGGTAGACTTAACGTCATTTATACAATATTTTATAATGCTTTGTATTTGCTCTACAGATGTAATCTCAGTAGTATGATGAATTGGCATGTCAACTATATCTTTCCAATCCATGCTATATTGAATCCACTTAAGTGAACTTCTCTTAGCAGGATTATCCCAATGATTTAGTTTAAAGACATCAATCTGTCTGATACTCAAATCTCTCAATCCAAACTCCGGGAACTCCCCATTGTTTTGATTAGTGATTATACTTTGAGCTCTTTCATATAGTGTTTCTGCTATATCATTACCAGACATTGTTTTTAGTTCTCTAGAATTTCTAATGATATATTCAGTTATCTGACTATCAAAAGATAAACCATTGAAGCTAACATGCCACTCATCATAATCTATATTTCTTTGTAGAAATTTTATCAAGTCATCTATATCATTCCTTGTACTGTGTACTACAAATGTATGTGACTCTTCAGATTTTACATCTTCAAATACTCCTATGAAACAATTAGACAGAGTTTCATAGTCCATCACCCAGTGTGTTCTCATAAAAATTCAGTTAAGCTGTTTCCCCGTGTACCTTTCTCTCAATTACTTTTTAGCTATATACTGAGCATAATCAAAAGTATCTGCATTAGATGCAAAAAGTTTGATCATACTTTCCATAGCCTCCATGTCCTCAACATAAAACTCTTGAAATACTTCAATCTTATGTCTCTCTTGTTTGGTACCTTTAGTACCTGTAATTGCAATACCATACTCATCTAACTTTGGCAACATATGTAATGCTTGTTTTCTAATCTTAGAGATTACAACAAACACCCCACTTGTTGGGTCAAAGATACATTCTACATAGGGACAAGCATCACTAGTTGGTACTAATCTGAAGGTTTTACTTTCTTGCCATGAAGCATGGACAAGAATCATTGAATTATTCATCTTATTGGTTTTTTAATTATTATACAAATTAATCTAGAATTTTTAAATTTTGCAAGTCTGCAACTTGAATTTCTAAATTTTCTTTTTCTAGATCCGGCTTGTCACAAAGTTCACCCACCTCTATTAAAAGACTCTCTGGAACATTAAGTAGTTCAGCATATCTTTTAAACCATTCTTCAGGAAATAAATAAGTGTGGATGTAAATGTAATTACCACTCCTTCTCTCAAAATAATTGAGAATATCGCGCTTTATACTTGCTTTTATCTTACTATATTGACCTGCAACTATAAAATCCCAGTCTGAACCGAGATCACTAAAGTCAAATATAAATATAGAAGATTTATCATCAACTTTTATATAATCATACAGCCGACTATGTTTAAGAAGAACATCTCTTTCAAACTTGAGATACTCAATATCTTTTCTGTTCTCATATAAACATATCAGCTTCATATCCTCAGAGGTATAGCTGGTTCCCCATGAAAAATAAGTTTCCACAGGAGTAGCAGGCCCACCTCTTTTTATCTCCAAGAGCGGATATACAAATATCTTGGATTTCTGAAAGTATTTACTGTAAAGCGCATTAATGATCATAAGTTCTACAATTTTACATTACCCATAACTAAATCATATGGCAGTGTAAAGTCTTTGTTTTCATAATGATACTTTGCCATGTCCATTACTTCATCAAAGTCCTGCTGCCATACAGCCATTGTCTCTCTTGAGACTTGGAATGGATAAGCTTGGTTGTATTTATCTATTACAATAAATGTAAAGTACAACTTCCACTCCTCCAGATCAGGTAAGTCTTTTAGAAATTTATGAAACACAAGTTTCTCATATACCACGGCTTGTAACCAATACTTGTAATACTGCACAGAGTCCGGGAATTCTAAAAGAGATTTACCCGTTGTCTTAAGGTCATTAATAAAGACTGTCTTAGATTCTTTATCTATCACAAGATTGTCTATAATTCCCTTAAAACCATAAGGTAGATAATCTACATCAACATTTACAAGCAACTCACTGTAAACTTCTAGATGAGTATCTTCCTCTGTCCTGTCAAGTTGTAGTAGCTGTCTAATCTCCGGATTGGATTTTAGAACCATAACACCTTCTCTACAGCCATTTAGAGTAGGTTCATCAACTACTAGTTTGTCTTGACTTTCTTTTAAGAATTTAAAGTAATTTTTGTTTTCTTCTGTGAGTATCTTATCAATTCTCTGTTGGTCTGTTTTGAGTGTTTGATAAAGATTAGCTGTGAGTAGCTCTGTGAGTATATCTGCTGAATAGTCTTCCAAAGATAATGTATTATTTTCTAATGACAAGTGTATTTTGAAAATATTATCAATAATTTTCTTCTGACTATCTGTTGGTAGTTTTCCCGGGAGGCTTGTAAAATAATCATCATACTTGTCCTCTTCAAATAATAGACAGTGCAGAACCCTACCTGCTACCAGATGGGGTCCCACAATGTCTTCTTTCTTCTTGAGAACATAATGATTATAGAATGCCACGGGAGAATAAAGAAGTTTACTCAGACTACTATAGCTGAAATAAAACTTCTCTTTATAAAACTTCTCTAGTTCCTCAGAACCATTCAAAATCATCTCCGCCATTACTTTCTTCTATTTGATTGTTATTTGATTCTTCTTCTTTAAAAGTGGCCAAATCTTTTTCAGCTAATATTTCTTCTTCGAGAGTTATTAACTCTGACTTAAGTTCATTGCGGTTAATATTAGTTAATGCAGCTTCTATAAGTTCATCTGTAACTATTTCATCCACCGGATCTGTGACCTCAAGATTTTCTTCTGGTTCAGGATTAATTAAATTTAGAGAAGATAGATTAAGCTTATCAAGATACTCTTGTTTGATAGTAAATTCTTTAACTTCAAATACATCACTATAATTAATATTCCCATGAATAGAATGAGTATACTCTTTGTACAATCTCTTGATCATATCTACAGTAAGTAAACCTTTGTCATCAATGATCTCAACAATCTTCTCTGCACTTCTATTACCAATATTTCTTGGAACCCAATTAAAATAACTAAGCATTGATTTAAAGTTCACATGATTCTTAGTATGAGAGTTACTGATCTGATAAGAATAATTACTCAATAGCATTTGCAAATAAAGAACACTTTTTTCATAATGAGAGTTTGCCATAATTTCCATAGCTAAAATATGATTGTCACTATCTGAGCTCTCAAACATATTTTTCAATTGCTGAAAAACCTCTTCATCTATTATAGTGGAGTCATCACCGTTGATGTTAGTAATTAACTCTGTCTCATTATAAATTGGTTTACCCTGTATTGCACTATATGTATCTGCATGATCTTCTTCAACAGCATAGATATAACCACTGTCATAGTGATTATGATTACTTGCTAAACAATTTCTCATGTCTGACCAATCTGAACAAATTTTAGTAGCACCTGATGCAGCAATAGCTGTTTCTAATTTTTCAATATAATACCCGTCATCACAAATTTCTTTGACACGATTAAGAATAAGTTCTGCATCTGCAATATAATACCAACTAGAACCTGTCATCTTACCCATACTGCTTTTACCACTGAATATAACATTGGCTTTCTCTGGATCTCTGACAACTCTAATACCAAGATTTAAAGCTAAATCTTTTAGTTTTACCCGGGGAATGTTTACGCCAGGTAATAAATATATCATGTCTCCTTGTTTAGGAACATATCCTTTTGAATTTACAAAATCCGGAACATCTGTTCCTAATCCCTCTATAATTTTCACATTAAATCCACTAATAAGATCATGGTAATTCTCACCATTTAATTCTATATGAACGTATTTTTCCATACTCGTTTTATAAAGATTAGGGGAAGTATTACCTTCCCCCATCTTAGTTGCTAATTAATAAAATGTTTCTTAAAAAGTAAAAAGTTTAAACTCTGCTTACTGTATGGCCATCTTCACCACATTAGTATTCTGCATTAGTCTAGCAAATTTTACTTTGTTTCCATTTACAATCTCTTTGACCATATAATATCTCAAGTCATTTGTAAATGCATCACACTCGGTAGTAAGAATTGCTAACCTGTCAATTACTGCAGGTGCAACAGATCCTTTCTCGGCTTGAACTAGTGAATAGTTTACCAATCTGGTTGCAATTACACTTGAAATATCCGCCCTGAACTCATCATCTTTACCAACTGCATTTGTCAAAGCTCCCATTACATAGTCTTTGTCTTTAGTTAGTATGTCTTCTGGAGATATAATTCTATCTAGTTTATTGTTAATAAACATGGTAAACATAGAACTAAAATCAGCGCCAACAGAACCTTCACCAATCATTTGTACTAGTGGTAATTCATCTTCAAATTTATCAATTGAACTAATAGCATTGAAGAATGTAGTAATAGATCTTGGATTAACTCTTTGAGTTACCAACTCTGGATGCATCAACATAAAGTTAATACATCTACCATCTATACCTGCATTCTCAGCCCATTTAGCCCATACATCTGAATCATACTTCAACTCCACAGAAATAAATCTAGTCTTCTGAGCAACATCAAGACTAGTTACATTGTAATCACCATTGTCTGGATTAGTAGTTAAGATAACATGCCAGTTCTTAGGTAGCTTCCATGATACATATTCTTGTCTATCTAGAATCTCCATAGTAGCTTGCATAAATCTATGGTCTGCACGAGTATAGTCATCAAGAATTAAGAACCCACCTTCACCCTTACCCTGAATCCACTCTGGTGCAGCATGTGACATCCTTTTTCCAATAACCTTATATCCTTTTACAGTTGCTGCATTTATCTGAGATTCATTAATCCATGTAGTTTTACCCTCTGCATTTTGAATTTCAAACTCCTTAACAGGAAAACCAACTAAATCACCCAACTCTTCTAACTGTGATAAATTTAGTTTTACCACATCCATTTGCATTTCTTTGCCCAACTGCATGATAGCTGAAGTCTTACCAAGACCCGCGTCACCTTCAATATTAATTGCCACAGGTACTTTACCCTCAGACTGAATATGCTGGTTATTCTTAACCATATGCTTAATAAAATTCTTTAACTCTTCAACATTCAATTGTACTTGACTCATAACTCTTTTTTTTACAGTTCTAATTTAATTACTTTACCTGGTAAACTCTCATTCATATGTGATCTTTCTGACAATACCCAAAGAACATTTCCCTTTGGTAGTACAGATGTATAACACTCTCCGTCAGTAAAATACACCAGGCTTGTATATTTCTTTTGGTTAGCATTATAATAATCTAGGACAGGATCAAATTCAGTCCCACCTCTGCCTTTTACATTCAACTCATTTTTACCTTTATACTCTTCTATAGAATTGATACTTGTATCACACTGAATTATAGTAATATCCACCCCTGTTTTATAAATGTGGTGTATTTCTCCCATAAATTCTTGTAACTCTGTATCACTTACAGACCCTGAAGTATCAATGGCCAACAACATATGTTGTCTCATTTTGATCTTCAAGCCCGGATTCTCACAGAATCTTCTGTTTTCTTTTCTTCTAATTTTCTTTGTAAACACTTTAGTGCTTATACCAGTAAATCTTCTAATGTATCCTCTCCAATCAAACTTTGGTTTAACTATTTCTTCAATAATTATAACACCTTCTATCTCACCTGGAACATTCCCCCTCTTCTTAATAGTTTGTTCTTTAGCATCTGATAAAACTTTTTGAATTTGCTTCTCAATTAGTTTTTTCTCAGCTTCACTAAGATTGTCAAACTCTTCCCATGTACTATGATCAGGAATATCTCCATTGTCTATATTGTCTAGCAACTTATCCATCTCCTTATTTCCACAAGTACCATCTTTGTCCTTCTCATCTTTGAGCTGTTGTAGTTTATCATAATAATATCTACAACCTGCTTTTCTATCAAGATTAAGGTCTTCATAGTTATTTATATCTATACCTCCATCTGGCAAATAATCTGGATCAATATACTGATTGATCTCCATGTCCATTGCAACATTAGCAAGTTTCTTGTTTCTAAAAGAACTAAAACTCACTAAATGTCCAAAAGCAATATGCAATAACTCATGCTTAAGCAATCCCATTTGATGCTTCTCACTAAGACTTGTCCAAAACTCCTCATTGATAGCCAACTGATAGTTGATACCATTCTTACTCACACCTGCCGTAGGAAGATCTTTTCTCCACATTTTATTGAGCATAATAAGAAAGAACCCATAATAGGGCTCTCTCAACATCAGCTCTTTACTAATTTTACTTAGACTTTGCTGTTTGTCCATTGTCTTTTAATTTAATTGTTAACTCAAACTTGTCTGTTGGATAACCCATGTTGTCCAACATTCTACCAAGATTCATCATAAAGTATTCTAGAAATAATTCTATAGAATCTTTAGAAGCATCATTCTTAGTTAGTAATGATAAGATATCACTTGTAGTAGGTTTTGAATCCCATCCACCATTGTAATCATGTAGTTTATTTACTATAAGGTCATAAACCTTTTTACAATGTTGTTCCCACTCCTCTAACCTATAGTTACCATATCTAAAAATAACAAGTATTTCCCCAAGATTTGCTTCTAAATCTAGATCCTCTAAAACTTTGTACACCAGATAGTGATTCTCTTTATCTGATGACTTCATCATACTCACTAAATTCTTGACTTCTTTTCTACTTAAAATCATTAGTCTTCAATTTTTAAAGTTTTAATCATCCATTCTGTAGGTGTATTTATATTATCCACCCACTCTTTTGCACTTGGTATATAACCATTGCAATCCTCTTTAACATGTTGTTCTCCAACATATCTTGTATATACAGTTCTACCATCAGAGTTTGTAAAACTTGGTCCAAATACTTTCTCACATTCAAATATCCCCTCACTATGGTGACGGAACATTCTATGTTTACTATGTCCAATCCAAGCCTTAGTTTCATCAAACCACTCATGAATTAACTGATAATCAGATATTTGGCCACCCCATCTTCTTACTGATGATTTAGCATGTTCTAGTGGGTGTGACATTATTCTTCTGTTTTTTTAAATAAGTTACCATGATGATTATACTCTTCAACATTCATGCTCCTAACATTGTTGTTTATAAGATACTCACCCGAAGGAACTTTAATTAATAAATCTCCATAACCACCTTCATTATTCCACCAATCTTCAATATTATCAAGTAGTGCTTCATGAGCAAAATTCTGAATAGTTGAATATGCACTAGAGTTTAATTTTTCAAGATCCTTGTCTTCATTCCATGCACTCATGAGATCAATATCAGAAAAGTTTGCATCTTCTATATCTGTATATACTATACTTTCAATAGCTCCACTATCTCCACCACCATCATAATGTACCTTAATACCAGTAACCCCCTGATCCGCCAATTGGATCAAGACTTCCATTAATTGTTCTTCTGTCATAATTATTTGAATTTGTAAAACCTGCCTAGAATATTTCCATTTAGAAACTCATCACTCTCAAGTACTCCTCTAACAAACTGATACTTAGTTTCATAATAAGTAAGTTCAGTCTTAGAGAAACATATCTTAATGATATATCTTCTAATTTCTATTCCGGCTTTATGTGCAGCCTTTAATTCTGCATTGCTACTATAATAATCTAGATATGATAGCTTCTTTTGTATGGTATATCTTTTACTTCTTTTATCCTGTAACTGTGCTACAGCTCTTTTACCCATTCTCTTCTTTGTCGTAGAATAAAAGTTTTTCTTTCCAATATACCTTACAAGCTTTCCATTTATTATAGCTTGCATCTCATATACAAAGCCCTCTGCTCCTTCAGGAATCATAGAACTTTCAAATTCCTGTCCTTGATACAACCAACTCATCCCTAAATAAATTAAAAATTACATCTCTAGTACTTTCAACACCCTGATTTTTAACAGCATCTGCAATATCTTTATCACTTTTAAGATATATTGGTGTAAAACCATATTCATCATGATATCTGATACTATATCTTCTACCTGTTTCATCATTATCAAATAGTACAAACACTCTAGAGTACTTATCTTTAAGTCTCTCTATCATTTCCTTTGGAAGAATTGTACTCTCTGCATCTGGTGCAATTGCCTCTATATTATTTATCGCTAGTAGATTAAAACACAATAAGTCTTTCAATGAAGCCACAAGGACTAAATATTTACTATCATATCTCAACTGTTCATATCCCTGCACATAATCACCAATCTTCAAAAACTTTTTAGCTATTACTTTTGGTTGATAAATTTTATAGAGTGTGCCATCTTCCTTAAAATAACCATATATGCAATCCCTTTGAACTCTCATTCTATCTTTCTCATGTTCACCCTTTTCTCTTGTGAGTTCATAGTATTCCAATGGATTAATATTATAGGCTTCTAGCATACTTGAAGAGATCTTGTAAGCTGACCAATAATTTTTATCATTAGTATTCCAATGTCTTATTTGAAAATCTGATAGTTTAAATCTTGCTGCAGCAGTTATTGTTTCTGTAACAACTGTATTAGATCTACTACAATAATCTTCATAGTCTGAAATTATCTTTGCTTTTGCACCATCTCTATTTAAGTTATATAATAACTCAACTAGTCTGATTGCATCACCTTGATAACCTGAAGAAAAATCTTTAAACTTGTACTGACCGGATCTACCATCAAAATAAATTATCATTGATGGTATTTTGTCTGATGGATTAAATATTGATTTAATCTTTACAGACTCTCCATTAAGTTTAACACCTATTGTCAGATAGAATTCAAATATCCATTCTCTTGGAACATCCCATAAATTTGTAACTAATCTTGTTGAAATCATACCGCTAAATTTTAAAACATAAAGGGGCCATCCCTGACCCCCTTACACTCATGTAGTTTAGTCTAGGTTGAAATCAGATGATGACTTTTTAGGAGTAATGATATCATCATCATCCCCAAATCTCTCCACTTGTTTTGGTTCTTTTGGTTTCATGATATGTTTATCTTCCTCAAATTTTAGAATTTTTGCACTATCCATCTCACCAAATGCATAACTTCCATTTGCATTATTCGGGAAGAACAAGTTATAGTCTTTGTAACCATCTTTGTTCTCATATTCTCTACCTGCAATACAAGTATCCATATATACATTCTTAAATGGTGCAGTCTTGTTAAATGCTTCTATAAACTCCTCAATAGTTGAATGTTGATTGTGTTGTTCTTTCATCCAATCAGAAATATTTAGAGCTCTAGATAAATTCTGTAAGAACATTAGTATTGCTCTATCTCTAATAACTGGGATTCCACTCTTTGTTTGACCATCAGCAAAAGCATAATAACTAGCTTTCACTTTACCAATTTGACCTTGGTATCTCCCTTTTGATTCATCATTATCAATTAGAAAACCTTCAAATCCCTCAATTGGTTCTGTTTCAGCATGCACAATAACATGATAAGCTCCATCTATAAAACTAAATGGTTCTAATTCTAGTTTGTGAATTTTTACTCTGTGATTACCTGGTTGAATCTTCTTTGGTAACTTTTTACTTCCGTCACCACTTCCTAAATCTAATGTACTTAACGCCATCTTACTTTACTTTTTAAATTATTAAACAAAAACTTTATCCCATGATGTCTTTAGAACACCGTCAATCATCTCAGAAATTACTATTTCTTCATTACGCAAATGCTCTGGTCTTGCACCACAAGTAACCTCATCATTTGTCTTGAAAGACAAGATGGTTTGATTACCTTTTCGGTACATATATCCAATAGCATCTGCATTTGCACAAATTAAAGATTTAATTTTACCGGTTAAGTCTATGTTAGCAGACATAACCATTTCACCTTTATCATCTACCACTTTGTCTTTTATGTGACCAGATAGAATGATTGTAGGTGCTAATTTATCAATAAAATCTAAAACTTGAAAGAATGCCTGTCTTATATATAAA